AAACCTGCGCGGCAGGCATATTGCGATTTCGGAATTGACGTGACGGCAAGTTCTTGCGATACTCGCAAGTATGAACTTGCAGGCAAGCCACGTTATCGAGAAGTGCGGCGGCGCCGCTGCCGTCTCGGAAATGACCGGGGTCAACGTCTCCCGCGTCCACCGCTGGACCTATCCGAAGGACAGGGGCGGGACTGACGGTCTCATCCCGTCGCGTCACCACGAACCTCTCCTGAAGGCCGCCCAGCAACGTGGAATCGACCTATTGCCTGCCGACTTCTTCCCAGCGTTCGCCGCTGGCGCGGAGGACGCGGCATGAACCTCATCACCATGTCCCGCATCCGCCGCCTGCCAGCCGACCGTCGATACGGCGCGCTCGTCGCTCTCTGGCAACTCGTCTGCCGCCCGCTCGTCAAGTCGGGACGGTCTGTCGTGTACGGGAGCGCGGCGCATCGGGCTCTGGTCACGAGGAAGAAGGCGAAGTCATCCCCTGCATCGGAGGAAGCCCAATGACGGCCAAAGTCGTGCAGTTCCCGGTGTCCGCTCACGGTTCTGACGTGGCTCCGCTGAAGCCCGCCCGCAAGTGGCGTGTGCCGAAACTCTCAAAGAAATCAATATCTAGTATCCGCAAGGACCTGCACGGCTACGAGAACTCGTACGCGCCTGCCTATGCGGACAACATTCTGCGTCCGGCGCCGCTCGTGAACACGGGGGCATGGCGATGACGTACATCCCGCTTCCGGCGATGAACTACCGCGACGGCCAGCGGCGCTCTACGGAGCAACTCCCGCGCCTTCGCCAAGCACTGACGAGATACGAGGCGCAAGAGATGCCGCCGGAGCGTGTGGCGGCTCTGGCACTGCCTCCGCTGCCGTGCATGGAGGCGGCGTGATGGCTGACCGTTCGGCCGTTGTCCGTGAATACGCTGCGGGTGCCCGAGCCGTTGACATCGCCGAGAAACACGGGTGCCACGCCAGCACTGTTGTAAAGGCGGTGCGGAGGCTGTGTCCCGACGCGACGCGCACTGCGGCCCCGGCTCGGAAAGCCGACTACGAGGAAGTACGCCGCCGGTACGTCGCTGGCGAGCCGGTGAAGGTCATCGCCGCCGACCTCGGCATCGGCCAGCAGACGGTGAGCGGAATCATGAAGCGCCACTGGCCGCACGAGTTGCGGCGAACGCGCAGATACGAGCGGGCGACCGGCTCTGACAGGTCGACCTCCCTGGAACTTGCCGGCGCTTCTTCGGAGGCGTCGGCACCTTCTTCGGGATAGCCCCGTTTTCTTGCTCGGCGGCCCTGACCCTCCCTCCCGCGCCGAGCAGCCCCACCGACCGGCCCCGCACGTCCCCAGCGAGCGCGCCCGTCGGAGCCCCGACCGGACACGTCCGGCGGGGCCTGTGGGGTGAGAGCACCCGGAACATAGGACCGAGAAGTGCCGGACCCTCTGACCCTCGTCATAGCCATGCCCCCGTCCACAAACGGGCTGTACGCGAACTTGCCCGGCAGGGGTCGGGTGAAGACGCGGGCCTACAAGACGTGGCTGACCGAGGCGGGGTGGCAGTTGAAGCAGCAGCCTCGTCACTCGTTCCCCGGCGACGTTGAGGTTGAGATTCGCATCGGCCCCCGAAACCGAGCAGCCGACGCCAGCAACCGCATCAAGGCCACGGAAGACCTGCTGACGGCCCACGGAATCATCGTGGATGACAAGCACGTCGTGAAGGTCTCCGCAGAGTGGTCCAACGACGTGAAGGGCTGCCAGGTCGATATCCGCGAAGTCGTGCAGGAGGCGAGAGCGTGACCATGGTGGACTATCAATCCTTTCTCGCGCGCAAATCTGCCGCCGCCCCGGTCGTCGGGTTCTCGCCGTCTGGCTTGCCGGCTGCGATGAAGCCGTTTCAGTCGGACATCACGACTTGGGCGTGTCGACGCGGTCGGGCCGCGATATTCGCCGGGACCGGGCTGGGCAAGAGCCTGATGGAAACGGCGTGGGCCGAGCAGGTTGTTCGCGAAACGGGCGGGCGGGTGTTGATTTTCACGCCGCTGGCCGTTGCCGAGCAGATGGTTCAAGAGGCCGAGAAGTTCGGCGTGTCCGGCGTTTCCTATGCCGCCGACCAATCGCGCATCTCAACGCCGATTACCGTCACCAACTACGACCGCCGCGACAAGTTCGACGTGTCGTCGTTCGCGGGAGTCGTGCTCGACGAGAGCGGGATCATCAAGGACCACGATAGCCGCACTCGGCTGGAACTGACCGAGGCGTGCCGGGACGTGCCGTATCTCCTGTGCGGGTCTGCAACGCCGGCGCCGAACGATTGGACCGAGCTCGGTCAGCATTCCGAATTTCTTGGCGTCATGTCGGCCAAGGAAATGCTGGCGATGTTCTTTGTCCACGACGGTTCGCTTAAAGCGAAGGACGGGCAGGACTGGCGGTTGAAGCGCCACGCCGAGCGCGATTTCTGGACATGGGTTTCGTCATGGGCGGTGATGATCCGGCACCCTCGGGACCTCGGTTATGAAGACGCCGGGTACGACCTCCCGCCCCTGACGTTGAAGCAGGTCACCGTTGAGGTCGACGCCGGGCCAGTGGGGGACATGCTGTTCCCGATGCAGGCGTCGACGTTGCAGGAGCGGATCGCTGCCCGTCGCGACAGCGTATCCGAGAGAGTCGCGGCGGCTGCCGAGATTGTCGCGTCCAAACCCAGCGAGCCTTGGCTGATCTGGTGCAACCTGAACGCCGAGGCGGCGGCGCTGGTCAAGGCCATTCCCGACGCCGTGAACGTGCAGGGCTCCGACAGCACCGAACATAAGACCAAGAACCTGCTGGGGTTCGTCCACGGGCGCCCGCGCGTGATGGTCAGCAAGCCGTCCATCGCGGGGCGGGGCATGAACTGGCAGCACTGCTCAAACATGGTCTTTGTCGGGCTCAACGACAGCTTCGAGCAGTTGTTCCAGGCGGTGCGGCGGTGCTGGCGCTTCGGGCAATCGAGAGAAGTCACGGCCTACATGATCGCCTCCGAACTTGAGGGCGCGGTCGTCGCAAACCTTCGCGACAAAGAACAGAAATACGAGGCCATGGCGGAGGCTATGGCCGAGCACATGAAAGACCTTTCGGCGCGGAACATTCGCGGCGGGCGTGTCTCGACTTCCACCTATGAGCCGAAATCTGGAATGGAGTTGCCGTCATGGCTGGCAGCGTGAACGTTCTCGATCAAGCGTCCGGGGATGACTGGACGATCTGGAACGGCGATTGTGTAGACGTGACCAGGGGCCTGCCGGACGGGTCCGTCCACTACACGATATTTTCCCCGCCGTTCGAGAGCCTCTACACCTTCTCCGACGACCCGCGCGATATGTCGAACTGCGCGGACAGCGAGACGTTCTGGGAGCACTTCCGGTTCCTGATCGCCGAACTGTTCCGGGTGACGATGCCCGGGCGCCTCTGTTCGATCCACTGCATGCAGCTCCCGACATCGAAGCTGCGGGACGGGTTCATCGGGCTGCGGGACTTCCGGGGCGAGATCATCCGCGCGTTTCAGGGTGCCGGGTGGATCTACCACTCGGAGGTCTGCATTCGCAAAGACCCTGTGACGGCGATGCAGCGGACCAAGGCGGTGGGGCTGCTGCACAAGCAAATCTGCAAGGACTCGGCGATGTCCCGTATGGGTATCGCGGACTACGTCGTGACCATGCGGAAGCCTGGGGAGAACCCGGAGCCGGTCTCTGGCCCGTTCGATGCGTACTACGGAGACGAGACGACACCGGACGGGCCGCTGGTCACCGAAAACGGCAGCATGAAGTCAACCAACTATCCCGGCGACGACTGGTACTCGGTCGCGGTCTGGCAGCGGTATGCCGAGCCGGTCTGGATGGACATTGCTCAAGGCGATGTTCTCTCGCACCGCGCCGCCCGAGACGAAGCGGACGAGCGCCACATCTCGCCGCTGCAACTGACGGTGATCCGGCGCTGCGTGGACCTGTGGAGCAACCCCGGCGACGTTGTGTTCTCGCCGTTCGCTGGCATCGGGTCCGAACTGTACGTCGCGCTCGACATGGGCAGGAAGGCAATCGGCGCCGAGTTGAAGCCGTCCTACTACCGGCAGGCGGTCAAAAACGTTCAAGAGGCGAGGAAGAACATCGGCACGCTGTTTGAGGCGGCGGAATGATCGCCCTGTTCGACGCGGGATGGGCGTAATGGCCACCAACAAGCAAGAGCAGCCCGAGAAGGACGCCGACATCGGCCCCATGCGGACGCTGGGGGAAATCCTCCGGCGAAACGTTCTCCCGTCAACCTGGGAGGCGATGAAGGTCCATCGGGGCATCAAACCAGCGGGGCGGGAGGAGTGATGGCGCAGCAAGCCGAGATGTTGCGGGTGCGGAATTGGGACCGCTTCCAGCACTACAAGCGGGACCGGACGCCGCCGTGGATAAAGCTGCACTACGACCTTCTGTCCAGCGAGACGTGGGTGACGCTAGACGATGCTAGCAGGGTGCTAGCAGTCGCTTGCATGTTGATAGCATCCCGGAACAACGGGTTTGTCCCGAACAAACCGGCATATGTGCAGCGCGTGGCCTACTTGAGCGCCCCGCCAGATTTCGGGCCATTGATTTCTATAGGTTTTCTCGAAAAAACGCTAGCAGATGATAGCACAACGCTAGCGGATGATAGCGCGGCGCAAGCGGACGCTAGCACGATGAAAGCAGATGCTTGCCTAGATGTAGATGTAGATACAGATAGAGAGGTAGAGAAGAAAGATAGGGGCGTCGCTCGCGCGCCGACGGAATACGCATTCGTCGGTCACGTCGTTCGACTGAAGGCCGACGACCTCGCGAGGTGGCGGGAGTCGTATCACCTCATCCCCGACCTGCTAGCCGAGCTTCGGCTGGCGGATGCCTACTACGCCGAGAACCCGCCCAAGAACGGCAAATGGTTCTTCCCGGTCTCCCGGTGGCTGAAGAGCGCGCACGACAAAATCGCGGAGCGCGTGCAGGCCGAACGGGACGCCGAGGATGAAATCTATCGGGGCGTCCTGTGACGGACATCCTCGACATCAAGCGCCGGTTGGCCGAACGGGCGCAGGCCGTGGCCGAATACCTGCTGCCGAACGGGCGGAAGGAAGGCAGCGAGTGGCGCGCGGGGTCGGTGTCGGGGGAGCCGGGACAGAGCCTTGGCGTCCACCTGACGGGCCAGAAGTCGGGCGTATGGTCCGACTTCGCCGCGAGCAAGGGCGGCGACCTGCTGGACCTCTGGTGCGCCGTCCACGGGGTAGACCTGCCGACGGCGATGGACGCGGCCCGGGGTTGGCTGGGCATCGAGCGCCCGACCCTGCATCGCCCGGTCAAGCGAGAGTTCACCCGCCCGCCCAAGCCGGACTGCCGGAAGCCGCGAGAGCGCGTCCGGGACTATCTGACCGAGGAGCGGAACATCCCGGCGGACGTGCTGGCCCGGTACAGCGTCGGCGAGCGAGGCGATTTCATCGTGTTCCCGTTCCTGCTGCCGGACGGCACCCTGGCGCTGGCGAAGGAGCGGAAGGCGGAAGACGGGGCCAAGCCGAAGCCGACGGCGGCGGACTGCGAACCCGTCCTGTTCGGCTGGCAGGCCGTCCCCAACGACTGCCGAGAGGTCGTCATCACCGAGGGCGAAATCGACGCACTGTCGTGGGCGGCCTACGGCTACACGGCGCTGTCCGTTCCGTTTGGCGGCGGGGGTGGAGCGAAGCAGCGGAACTGGATTGAAAGCGACTACGAGCGGCTGGAGCGGTTCGAGCGCATCTACCTCGCGACCGACATGGACGAGCAGGGCGATGCCGCCGCCGAGGCGATAGCCGACCAGCTCGGGCGCCACCGCTGCATGCGGGTCAAGATGCCTCGGAAGGACGGCAACGCCTGCTTGGTGGACGGCGTGCCCCAGGGCGAGATGGACGCCTGCATCCGGGACGCGGCGCACCTCGACCCCGAAGGGCTCCGGCGGCCATCCGACTACACCGACAACGTGGTGGCGCTGTTCTACCCGCGAGAGGGCGAACTGGAGGGCTACCGGACGCCCTATGGCCGGCTGGCGGGCAAGCTGCTGTTCCGTCCGGGCGAGGTCACGCTGTGGACGGGCGCCACCGGGTCGGGGAAGAGCCAGCTTCTCGCCGACTGCACGGTGGACTGGATCAAGCAAGGCAGCCGGATCTGCAAGTCGAGCTTGGAGATGCGCCCGCACCAGTTGCTCAAGCGCATGGTCAAGCAGGTTGCCGGGGCCGACCGCCCGCCGCCGCAGACCATCGCGAACGCGCTGCGGTTCCTCGACGCAGGGCTGCTGATTTACGAACTGACGGGCAAGGCGAAGGTCGACCAACTGCTGGAGGTCTTCCAATTCGCCCGGGCCAAGTACGGCTGCGATCAGTTCGTCATCGACTCGCTGATGCGCCTCGGGATTGCCGGGGACGACTACAACACGCAGGAAGCGGCGATTTACCGGATCGTCGACTGGACGATTGCGAACAACGTCCACACGCACCTGGTGGCCCACGCGAAGAAGGGCGAGCGGGAGCGCGCAGGTGCACCGGATTCCGAGGACATCAAGGGCGCGATGGAGATAGGCGCCAACGCCTTCAACATCCTCGGCGTCTGGCGGCATCGGAAGCACGAAGACGAACTTCAGGCGGCCCGCGATATCGCGTCGAAGGTGGCGGGAACGCCGGAAGCGGCGGTGGCTCAAGAGCGGGTGAAGGGCTTGTCAGAGAAGCCGGGCGTCATCTTGAACGTCGCCAAGCAGCGGAACGGCGATTTCGAGGGGAAGGTCGGGCTTTGGTTCGACGTGGAGTCGTACCAGTACCGCTCTGCCGAAGAAAACGGCATGTGGCGCCGCCATTACCTTCGGGAGACGAGCAATGCGGCATGAGCAAGCGGAAGCGGGAGA